ATATTCCTTTTTCGATTGCTGAGATAGAACACTGGTTTTCCGTAATAAACTGCATGTAATCTACTCTTCTTGGCTTTCCTGCTGCGTAGCCATAATCAAGGCTTACTTCTCTAGCCCAGTATTTACCTGGACCAGAAAAACGGCTTTTTTCTAACAATCTGCTAAGAAATTTTGTTGTTTCAGATCTTTTCATATTTCCACCTCACTATCCTCTGGCATCTGATAATCAATATGTCCATTTACATAGGCTTCCTGAATCATATCTAGTACTTTCATGGCTTTTGCTTTAGTGGAATATTCAGCCATATTGCAACAACTGCCTTGAGTTCCGATATGTATTGCTGTCGCTCCATTAATGTCTCGAATTGCAATATTGAAAGCATTATCGATGTTTGCTATTACTGTTTTATCCTGACTTCTGATTAACATTTTGTGTCCTCCTTGCCCGCATACATTTTTAACTGCTTCATCTTTTTAATAAACAGTTTCATTTCAGATCCTGTAAGACCAACACAAGTATTTCCAATCCCTTTATCATCTCCTAAATCTGGATCATATGACTGCAAAATATGTCCACCAGATTTTTTGTGTCCAATGAAGACTTTTTGTGTAAAATTATATTCCTTATCTTTTCTTTTATACACACACCCATACTTGTCTTCTTCTTCTTTTACAAATCCAATTTCCGCTAATTTCTCATCTACTGTTTTAAATAATTTCATTTCGTGCCCTCCTTGTTTACTCTTTTATTCCATATTTCAACAGCTTCCTTCCAATCCCATGTGTCTGTGCAAAATGTTAATCCGCATTCACAGTGAATGGCTATTGGATCCCCCCCACTGTCAGGATCGTAAAAAGACGGTGCCCAGTCTCTTTCTGGAATGTATACATTTTTGTCCGTATCTATCTCTTTTCCGCAAAACGGACACGGTTTTAATTTATCCATTTCTCCTCCTTATTTTCTCATACAATTCAAAATATTCTTCCCATGTTTCTGGCAGTTTGATACAATCTGGCTCATAAGGTTGTGAATATACAGTATATCCGCACTTCGTACATTTGATTTGTGGCGGAAAGTCTCTACTCCATTCCATGTTTCCACCACATTTTCTGCAACGAATGTATCTCTCTACTTTCTTTGGCTTCGTTTTGAAAAATGAAGTGTAATTATTGTTTTTCATTTTCATCCTCACTTTCCCCGTTTTCGTATTATAACCCGGCTTTTTCCAACAATTTACCTATATCGGAAATTTTTGTCTTCTGGTTGTACTCGAAAGAAATTTCGCCGTTTTTGTCGTTCTTGAATATTATCCTGCTTGTTACCGTGCAAGTATTACCAGAAAATTCTATACTTCGAAATCTGGTTGAATGGCTTGTGTATTTTGAAAATGCCTTCAAAACTTTCTGATACGTTTTATACTGCACACCTTCAAGAATTTCGTACCCCAGTTTTTCCTTGTTAATGACCGAAAAAGCTTCGTTATAATAATTGCACAACTTTTTAGAGCCTATTTCCCGGATAACGACGCAATCACTTTTTACCTCATGCACGAAACCGACCATAAATTCATTCGGGAAAACAGTAGTATTCGCCATAACTAGATCACCGGCTTTTAATTCATGCGTGTTAAATATAAACGGTCGAATATAATCTTCTTTCTTTGCCGTACAAGAAGTCAGTCCCGGTATGATCCTTGAAATAATAATCATCAAAATGCGTTCTTTATCTCTCATTTTTCTTATTCCCTTTCCCCATGTAAGTAACTGACACGCTATTGTGCAGTTGATACATGATTTTATACTCCCATCTTCTTAACCAGATTCTTATTCATCTCATCAAATCTTACATCTGTGTTCTCTTCAATGTTCTGCATCATGCTCAGAACGCTCATTTCGCCTCTATTTGCCATTTCAACATACCCATTGGCAGTTCTTACCACATCAAGTAAACGCTTCGTAGAAAAGCCATATAAACGTCTCAGATCCATCATGGTAGTGACAGTGTTGATCGTATTGCTCCAATCTTCACCAACAGTGAATCCATCCTCGTAGGCTTGCTGCTCTACGTCTTTTATCTGTCTATAACAGATCTGCATTGAACGCCCGAACGCCTGAGCTGCCTGATTAGAAGTCTGAACTTGTATCCTGTCAATCGATACGCTCGTGGCGTTCCGGGGTTGTCTGTCGCAAGTAAGCCACTTTCCAGTAATTCACCGAAATGATTCTGCACAGTATGGTTAGATATGCTCAGGTCTGCTGCGATTTCTGGAATGCTTGGCGGATAATTATGTTCTTTCAGGTATCTTATGATGTACAGATATATGTCTTTCCTTGTCTGGATACCTTCATAGTACTTTCTTGCTGTGTTATACGGCATTCCTATCACTCCTGTCATGCTTTTATATTTCTTCCCATTTGAAGCGGCCCTTACCTGAATTACGCCACTGTCCGATGCCTCTCAGTTCTCCATAGTCAAGCCATTCTCTGACTGTTGCTTCATGGCTATCGCATAAGCACTTGATTGTGAACTCAATCCAACTTCCAGCAGGTATTGTCTCACTATTTGCAAGCGCAATTCTTTCACCCTGCGGTGTTTGTCCTCTCAGCGGCCTCTGGCAAGTTCCTATTTCACCTTCAAAATGAATTGGAATTTTACGTTCTTCAACGAAAATTAGACCGTCAATTTCTTTTTTGTAAGCCTTGATTTTTGAAGATTTTGAACCAGTTACCTTTCTCAGCATTCCACAAGCATCTTTGAAAAAGCCCTTAATCTGGTAATCCCAGTAAATCGGTACACCGTTATCTCTCGGGAATACGGTCATGGATTTCTCAACCACTTCTTCAATTCCGATTGCTTCAATCTCTTCTTTTCTTGTTGGTGCGTCTGGTGCATTCGAAGCAATAAACGTTTCGTGAATCTCCGGGTCTGCACTTGCTGTTCCTAAAATTTCTTCCAAAAATGTCAATCTTACTTTTAATTCTTTCATTCTGCTATTCTCCTTGTAATTTTTATAGTTTTCTTACATTGCCGTGCTACTCTCTGCCTTAGCTCAATCCACCACGGTTATTCCCTGCCCAGCGCATCGCCGCCGCTCCTCTGCGGTCCCTTAACTTCTCATTCCGTAGCCATCGCTGCTGCTCCCCGCCATTTCGTAGCTATTCTTATCTAATCATTACATTTCTACGCCGTAGCTTTTCCGTTCATCGCCTTTGCCCCGCTTTTCCCATATTTTCGCTGCCCAGCTATGCCGTAGCTATGCATTTCAGAACCTTTCGTAGCAACTCCTTTGCGTCTCTTCTCTCTGCAACTCCATTTCATCTCTTCGCCGTTCAGAGCCTGGCGTTTCCTTTTCATAGCCAGTCTGCTCTACTCAATGCCATCGCCGTGTTTATACGATATTCTTTTCCATGCTTCTTATATTTTGCATTTCCCTGTTGACACATCCGCAGCCCATTTGTAAAATTCTTTTTATTGTATTTCTGAACTCTGGACTACTGCATTGTCTTTAACTCATCTTTGGTTCTTGTAAGTATCTGCTTAACCATCTTCTCTCCTCTATCCCATTACGCTCGCAAGGAACTGTCTCTGTTCTCCTGCTGCTTTTTTCTTTCGAATGCCTTCCTCTGGCATCTGTAGCTCTACACAGGTCTTAATGATCCGGTCTCTGGTTCTGGTGTCCACATTCAGATTATCGGTGCTCATGTTGGAAGTGTAGATTGTTATATTTCCATCTTCCATCCGCTTGTTGACCAACCGGAATATTTCCTGCCGCTGCCACTCCTTGTCAGCCTGTGCCCCGATATCATCCAGGACCAGGATCCTACATTCACGGTAAACCTGACTCGGATCTTCTTCTCCCCGATCGCGTTTGTAGCTGTCACCAACAACATTTATGTAATCCGGTGCTGTTATAAAACGCATCTGCAGGTCATATTTCATCATCACCGATTTCGCCAAGCAACAAGCCAGAAATGTTTTCCCGCTTCCAGGTGTCCTGCTCCACAGATACAAGCCTTTTCCTGCCATCTCCCATTTCTCGAAGTGGTTCAGAAAATTGATACACAAGTCTTTCAGCTTACTCATGTCGTGCTGATATATTCCAAAATCGAACTTTCCAAGATCAGCATCATGATATTCCTTCGGTGTACCGGTATGATCTAAAGCTCTGTATCCACCTTTGCATTTTGGACACCTTCTGGCATATTGAACCACCTCTGGAAGACCATAGTCATACACCGTGGCATAATATGTCTCCCATCCAGTCCCATGGCACACAGGACACTCACCATAATCTGACTGAGTTAGTTGGTTCTGGTTCATCTTTTATCGCCTCTTTTCTCGCATCATAGTTTCCGTCAAGGACCTTTGCCATGTTGGAATCACTGACCAACCAGTCAAATGTTGCTGACCAGTTGCGTTTATTTTTTCCCTTCAGGAAGTCGGAAGCCTCTGCCTTTTCAAACAAAGTCTGGAAGTCATCAAGAGTGTAACCTGTCTTCATTCTGGCATTTATAGCCTTCTTCCTTGCCTCAGACATCTTTACCAGGCGGGGATACGACCCACAAACGGAATTGTACAATTCACGAATCGTGGCATAGATGCTGTTTTCAGGAGTTCCACTCTCATAATCTCCTTTAGGAGATTTATTATATTCTTCCTTTCTTTCCTTCTTCCCTTCTTCTATTGTTGTCACTTGACTGTCACTTGCTTGTCGATTGACTGTCACTTGTGTGTCGCCTGACTGATACCTGTCGTAGTTTTTTACCGTAATTACGCTGAATTTAACGTGTCGGTTGCTTGTCACTTCCCCCGTATTTTCCAGATGCTTTAGTGCAGTTCTTACATTCCTTACTGTAAGCCCTGTTTCTGCTGCAAGATTCTGCAAAGAAGTCACAAATGATCCTCTTGGTACTTCTACTCCCTGAAACCTTCCGTCTTTCCAGTTTGCTTTTAACAGGATGTGCAGGAACAGCACCTTGGTATTTGCATCTGTATACCATTCCCACTCAAGGATTTTCCTGCTGATCTTTACATAATCCATAACCAGCCTCCCATTCCCTGTATATCTTTATCCAGTCCTCCAATGGCATCGTAACAAGCCACTCAAAATGATTCTTCCGATGAAATACTGCTGGAAGTTCATCCGATTTTCTGTCTCTTTTTGCCTGATCTATAGCATCGTATATATTCAGCTTTTCCCTTCTCTTTACCTCTATATGTATACCAGGAAGACCGACCACATCTGCATCGCCATTAGCTCCGCTATACTGTTGACCTCTCCTTGCCTTGTACCCATATCCACGAAGGATACCGGCTACTTCTCTTTCACCGGCAGCACCTTTGTTTCTGCTGTTCATATTTCTCCTTTCCCTCCCAGGGAGCTATACAGGTCACACCCTGGGAGATGATCATGTGATATATCTATAGGATTTTAGTTACACCCGTATTTCTTATACACAAGTTCTTTAGAATCCCATCCGGGATATATCCGACTCATGTATTTTTCTATATAGGCCAGCATGTCCGGCCTTAATCCCTTTGCTCCGTTATCTAGGAGCTGGTGATGGTATTTACATCCGGTAACACCATTCTGTTCGATTCCAAGTCCGCCCTGCGACCGGTTGACGATATGCATGATCTCAATCTGCTTATATTGGAAATCTGATGCCGCATGCATGTAGAATCCGATCTGGCAGAAGATACAGCCGTTATCCCGGTCAAGAATCTTTCTTCTGGTCTTTGCATCAAACTGCAATGCCCTTGTTCGTCTGTTCATTCTCTCCACCTATTCCATACTGTTCCAAGAGTTTCTGTTTCTCAAATGGTGTCATAATCTCACTGTCCGGTATATCTGATTCTCGGCAGTCCTGGATCAGGCCTTTGATCAGATGTGCCATCTCTTCTGTGTTATATGTACTTGAACCTCTCAGGAGTATATATACCCTCTTAATCTCCCCATCACGTGTGCCTACTGTATTAGGAAGTGGTTTAAGGTGATATTCTACTTTGCTCAAGACATCCTTTTCTGTCTCTTCTGTATCTGGAAGATAAACAGCAATAAGATTTCCATCCACTCTTTCAATCTGTCCATACCGTCTCAAAAGGCGGTTGTGGGCTTCATCATTCGTCCATCCATGGACTTTGGCCAGCTTCGTGAGTAATACCCAATAGTAAGCATTTGCGTCCAAAGAACGCTTGTCCTTGTGCTGTTTAAGCCGAACATCCAGCTTATCACATCTTATAAGCTCACTGGCTTCATGTGCATCTTCATTCAATTCTACCTGCAGGTTCCATTTCTCTGTCACAAGATCTTTCGCCAATGATTTTATCTTTCCGGTAAATTCCATCTTACTCACCACAATTTCTTTGGAAATATTCAAGATTCTTTGGATCCGTTATCGCCTTTACATTTCCAATCGTCAGTTGGCTGATAGAAGTCAGGCGATACTTCTCAAGGACTTTCTTTTCATCCAGTCCATTTGTTTTCATGTATGATCTAAGGGCGGATATATCCGTATTGGACAGCTCATTGGATGCACTTCCTGTCTGATCATACTTTGTCTTTCCTTCTTTCCAATAAACGTCTGCTCCGATACCCAGATTTTTGCAGGCAACCGATAACGCATCTGTCGTGGCCATCTTGTAACATTCATCAGATACATAAACTCCTGACCGCTCTTTGGTTGCCAGTCTGCTTCCACCGGTTCCAGAGATTGGCTGAGACCACTTGCCATCGTACAACACATACAGCTCGATCATAACAAACGCACAGATCTCATCTCCTACTGTCTCCGTCCATTTCTCTACTGTTTTGTAGTACCATCCAATTCCACACGGTCCAAATTGCTCCGTCAGGCATTTGATGCGCCACATGGGATTAATATCTGTGAACCCTTTAATCCTTCCAGCGGATATCGTCTTTTTTGCATCCTGCGGAACTTCACGTACCTTGTTATATAATTCAAGGTTCTCCATACACCCTCCTACTTAATCTGGATACTCTGTGATGTTACCAATGTGATTCCAGGTAATATCTCGCCAGCTTTTAATGCTGCCTTTAAGCCAGTCTTGTCCGGTGTAGGTTCTGAATATTTAAGAAATTTATCCGGAACAACTGCTCCTTCTGCGATGTCTACAGAAGTACCTGTTCTGTAAGAGATAGAAACTTTCGCTGATTTATACTTTTCACCATCAAGATACTTCAAAAGATACGATTTCAACGATGCTGCTTTGTTTTCAGCAGCCTTCTGTCTTGCCGCAAGATTCTTCTTTTCCTTGTCCAGAGCATCCGCATCTGACAGAAGGTTCTTAATCCAGCAACCAATATTCTCAATCTTCTGGGCCCTTTCCATCTGGAGAGCATTCAGCTTTCCCATATCAATAATCTCTCCGGTCTCCATGTCTACGCAGTTCAATATCGCATTATCAATTTCGTACAAATTCATTTTTCTTCTCCTCTCGCTCTACAGCAGTATAATTATCTGCCTGTCTTTTATAAATTCCAGAATGCTTATGCCTTATAACTTCTAATTCCTTTTCAGAAATACTTCCATTCCCTGTCAGATTCATACCGAACACCTTCCTTCGTTCAAAATGCTGAGTAGATATTCATTAGCTTTATCGAAACTATAGATGTCTGGTTCGAACTCATAATGCTGCGACAGCATAAAGTGCTTTTCGATTGCACCATTGTGTCCAAAGACATACAAATAAACCATCGTTTCATCACCATCAATTTTGTAATCAAATGTTATGCGCCTGCTTGTCTCGTTAGAAATCCTGACACATAAATCAAAGATTTCTCTGACTTTCTCTTCGTTCATAATTTCCTCCTTGTATTGACTTTTGGTTTCTTTCCTTCTACAATGGAGAAGAAATATATTGTCTTGGATCCTTATTTGAGTTGCAGCTCTGAGGATCCTTTTTTAGTTGGCATGTCTAGCATGTCCATTCTTTCCACGTCCTTGCTATGTACACAGCTCCGATCAGTCCCAACGCTCCCATGATCTGGTCACGGCTGTTGTCCCAGGTCCAGAACGGAAGATACGTTGCTATCCCTCCAATCAGAATGGAGTCTATCCAATCTTTCATGTCAAAGCCTCCAAGATTTCCTCGTTAGGAAAGTTCAATCGAATAAAAATATGCCGCAGTTCCGGATACGTGAATGTTTCCGGCTTATTTCGCTTTTTACGGAAAGTGTTTTCTGCCATTCCGGTAATTGCTGCCATCTGTGCATCACTTACTCGCTCGGCCTCCATCCTTTTTGCAATATTGCCTTTCAAAAGGATGTATTTCTTTTGCTCTGTGGTATATCTGATTGCCACAGTTTTTCCTCCTTTCTTACTTAATAAACATCCATGCAGCGTTTGAAAAAATTAATGCAATCATGGTTACAATCCATGCACAGAACCATTTGTGAGTCTGCTTTTTTGCCTCTCTTACAACTTCAACTGCATAGAAAGTTTCGAACTCTTCAAAATTTGTCACTTTTTTATCCTCGGTTTTCTTCATAAAAATCCTCCTGTTCTCTTGCGAAATACAGGAAGAAATGATATGATTATCCTGTAATCCGCTAGTGTGGTTAGTGGTTTACAGCTCCGAGGCGAGAGGTTTCAGCTCTCCTTCGGAGCACTTTATTTTTCAAAATGTTTTTCCATAAGGTCAGCAATCATTAGATATTCTTCTGCAATTTTCCCTTTTCTGGTATTTTTAACCTGTTCACGGAATTCCGGAATAGTCCCAAAGAAGCATCCGCATGCAACTCTGACCTTTTTATCTTTGCATCTAAAAAACGTAGTGGTACGGAATTGAGTACCAAATCCATGAATAGTTGTGTAATCTGCATTGCCGTACACCTCTGCATCGCCGTACACATCTGCATTGCCGTACACCTTTGCATCGCCGGACACCTCTGCATTGCCGGACACCTCTGCATTGCCGTACACCCATGCATCGCCGGACACCTCTGCATTGCCGGACACCTCTGCATTGCCGTACACCTTTGCATTGCCGTACACCTTTGCATTGCCGTACACCTCTGCATTGCCGTACACCTCTGCATTGCCGTACACCCATGCATCGCCGGACTGGTTTACATTTCCTTCTTTTTCTACCCATCCGCCAGTTTCTCCGGCTTCTACATCCGCAAATGAAATGAGTGCTTTGATTCGGAAAAGTTTCTTTCCGAAAATGTTAATTTTGGTTTCTGATGTTAATTCAAATTTCTTCATTTTCTTCATTTTCTTCCTCCTCTTTAATTACTGTGAATGCACAGTTTCTTTGTTTCGTCTTTTGAATTTCGTGTTATACTCTCCTATGAAAGGAGAGATGTTATGGAAATTTCTGGTTCACAAATCAAATTGTTAAAACGTCTTTATAAAACTGATATACCGTTGTCTGATTTTTCCAATTCAGAAAAAGGAGAAATAGAATATCTTGGGAAACGCGGATTCATTAAATACAGTAAAGAAGATACCGATTCAAGAATCACACCAACCATTGTCTGTATTCAGTCAGCCGGAAAAGCTTTTTATGATTCTTATGTAAGAGACCGCAGACGGTGGTATATCCCTGTTGTCCTGTCCATTGTTGCCATCGTAATCAGCTTATTTGCACTGTACAAATCTGGACAGGTAATCAATGTTTACATTGACAAAAACAAAATGAATACGGTCACAGCTGAGAATCCTCCAGCAAATGCAGATAACAAATAGGGGAAATTCGGATATCTGTAAATGATTGGTAATCCGTCACCATACTTGCGCAACGCTCTGTGTGCTTGTCTAGCCATTTTCCCATGTGAATAATGAGGGTCACTGTTTATGGAATCCAGAATTTCCCATTTTGTCATGTTGTCATATTTTGACGGTGTTCTGTGGAACATTTGTTTTCACCTCCTCGATTCTTACCACCCCAGCACTAAACGGATTAAAACTGTTGCCGCACTTGCTACAATTGCTGGAATCACATATTCCATAATTGGATGGCGTTTCATATTTTTCGCTCCTTCCGTTCTGGAATCTTCGACTCAAGAAACCTATCTGTTTTATCAGGATTCTTGTATTTTGCGATTGTTTCTCCAACCCCAAGAAAATATCCCTTGTCAAACTCTGACATATTGGGAACTGCCTTGGCTATTGATTCGAGAATCTTCTTTTCTTTCTCAGACAATATATTCACTCCTTTCTTACACGTTTTGATTCTTCAAAAGCAACTAAGTCACTTTCTGACACTCTGTAACCAGAGCCGTTCAGATTGATTGCCGAAAGTTGTTTATTCCGTATCCATCTCCACACGGTAGGAACTTTTACACTATATCTCCGAGCGATTTCTTCACAGGTGTAAAGACGTTCCAAAGAATCACCTCCTACTTATTTTTAGTTGCGTTTACCACTTATTTGTGTTATCCTAGTTAATGCCTATTGGTAAAGGAAAGGAGTGGTTATCATGACCCAACTTTTGAATTTGCCTGTTCCCTTTGCTCTTAATCCGTCCGTACTGATACCTCGACAGTCAAAACAGGTCAAAGACGGCTCTGATTGTTTTGTCAGCGATTAGGCATGTTGCAGAACCAAGACTGCGAAAGTGACAAGGTGCTTCAAGAAGCATTTGGTCTCGTCAGATGCGGCGTCAGCCTGCAAAGTACATAGGGTAAACAAATTTGGTAAAGAGCTGTTAGGGACGAGACCCCTAGCAGTTTCTTTTTATTTAATAGAAGCCTTGTTTCTATCAGATTGTGGTAAACGCTCAAGGCTTTGTGTTACCTTGTGTTATTATAATACCTCACTCAGATAGATTTGTCAAGCGTAAATCTCACAAAAAATTTGACAGAGTTAGATTTTTGTGCTACTATATACTTGCAGTTAAGAATAGGAGGTGAAAAGAGTGAATACCAGGATTCAACAAATAAGAAAAACTGCGAAGATGACTCAGGATGAGTTCGCCGAGAAAATCGGGGTATCTAAGAACTATGTTTGGATGATAGAAAAAGGAGAAAGAGTTCCATCAGATCGAACTGTCAAGGATATCTGTAGGGAATTCAAAGTCAACTACGAATGGCTGACTAAGGGAACAGGTGATATGTTCATCCAGAATAAAAGAAAATCCGAGATTGCGGATTTCGTTGGTTCGGTTCTGAATGGAGAAGCAGATAGCTTCAAGATACGATTAGTAGAAATACTTGCTAATCTAAATGAATCAGAGTGGGAAACTCTCCAGAAACTTGCCAATGCTTTGGCAGATAAGAAAGAAGAGTAAAAAGATGGGGACAGGAAATAACTCCTGCCCCTTTTCTTTATTTCAGTCCTAGAAATGATATTATAAATCTAAATATTGTATATAATTGGTCATGGTCTGCTTTTTCTATCATCTCAATAATCTCTTTCTTGTAATCCATAAATAACCCTCCCTATTGCAATTACCACCTACATTACAGTATATGTGCGTTTTGTGGGAAATAGAACCGAACATTAGTTCGTTTTTACTATTATACCACTAATGTTTGCCCTTGGAAACTGCCAGATATACACCGATATGTTTATGATTGCATAGAAATTATTCGTAACATCAAAGATATAGTCTTTTCTGTTTAGTGGCAGGGCGAATAAAAACGGCGGCATGCTCTGCTTTATTTCATGGGCGCTATTCTTATGTAGGGTAGAAGATCTGTACGCATTTTGGACAGAATACACTTCTGACTCTTCGCGGATATAATCGTC